ACAATCAGCAAGCAGTTCAAGAACGGCATGATGGGTACAGGCGTACTTGGTTTCGACGAAATCAATATGTCGCAGTCCATCAAGCAGTTCACCACTGGTTCGCGTACTGCAACTGGCGGCACGACTTCGGCTGCAATCACCACTGAAGGTGCAACAACTGTTGCCATCACTGGTGCGGGTAACGCTGCAACTGTCAAGGCTGGTGACGTGTTCACTGTTGCTGACTGCTTCTCAGTCAACCCACAGACCCGTGAAAGCACAGGTTCGTTGTTCCAGTTCGTTGCGTTGGCTGATGTCACGCTCAACGGCTCTGGCGCAGGCAGCATCACTGTTGCACCGATCTACTCGGCTGGTCACGCTCTCGCCACTGTCAACACACTGCCTGCTAACAGCAAGGCAATCGTGTTCGTCGGCGCAGCGTCCACACAGTACGCTCAGAACCTTGTATACCACAAGGACGCTATCACCTTCGCAACCGCCGACCTTCTGCTCCCACAGGGTGTAGATATGGCTTCGCGTCAGGTGCATAACGGCATCAGCTTGCGCGTTGTTCGTCAGTACGACATCAACAACGACCGTATGCCTTGCCGTATTGACGTTCTGTATGGTTACAGCACGATCCGTCCACAAATGGCCGTCCGGATGTGGGGTTAATTTAACACTGGCCCTCGGTTTGCCGGGGGCCAACTTTCTTAAAGGATTTTTATTATGGCTCTTCCTAATGGTGCTGGCGGTTATCAAGTCGGCGACGGAAATCTTGGCGAAGTTACTCTCGGTACTTCAGCTATCCCTACTGCGTACACCGCAGCAGCTACGCTAACCACTGCCGATTTGGCTGGTGGCGCAGTTGTTTACACTTCGAGCAGCACTGCTGACCTTACGCTTCCTGCTGTTAGCGTTGTTGACGCCGACATCAGCAGCGCCAAAGTAAACTCATCGTTTGAGTTTTCTTTGATTGCTACCAGCACTGGCGTTCCTACTATCGTAGTAGGCACTGGCTGGACGCTGGTCGGCGTTGGCACAGGCGTTGCATCGCGCAGCGTACTGTTCCGTGCTGTTAAGACAAGCGCGACAACGTACAACCTGTACCGTATCGCTGGCTAATAGGTTTTGCCCCGGCTTCGGTCGGGGCAAGCTATTCTGAAAGATAATTTTATGGCCGTTATCTATCTCACTCACCCCCGCCACGGCGCAAAAGTTGCTATATCTGAAGAAGAAGCTCGCTGCGACGAAGACTATGGCTGGGAAAGATACTATCCTGACGAGCCTGTAAGTGCTACAGTGAACGAAATGCCGGCGCGCAATGGTCGTCGCCGCACAACGCAGGAAGACTAAACGATGGAAACGGCGGGCGACATAATCAACGGTTCGCTTAGGCTTCTAGGCGTTCTGGCAGAAGGCGAAGTTCCATCGGCTGAAACGTCGCAGGACGCCCTGCGCGCTATGGATCAGATGATTGATAGCTGGAACACTGAACGCCTGTCGGTTTTCGCCACGCAAGACCAAGTATTCACATGGCCTGCCGGCCAACTGTCGCGCACGCTTGGCCCTTCCGGCGACTTCGCCGGCAACCGCCCTGTGCTGCTAGACGACGCGACATATTTCAAAGACCCCGGCACTGGCGTTAGCTACGGCATAAAATTCATTAACCAGCAGCAGTATGATGGTATTGCGGTTAAGACTGTAACGTCTACATTCCCGCAAGTCATTTTTGTCAACATGACGTACCCTGACGTTGAAATGTTTGTCTACCCGCGCCCGACGCGCGATCTGGAATGGCATTTCATTTCTGTTGAAGAACTGACGCAGCCCGCTACGCTGGCAACAGTCTTGCACTTCCCGCCCGGCTATCTGCGTGCGTTCCGTTACAACTTAGCGTGCGAATTAGCGCCTGAGTTTGGCGTTGAGCCGTCGCCGCAAGTTCAGCGATTGGCTATGGCGTCTAAGCGCAACCTGAAACGCATCAACAATCCAGACGACATCATGTCAATGCCGTACAGCCTTGTAGCTACGCGCCAGCGGTATAACATCTTCGCAGGAAACTACTAATGAAGACGCCCATACTGGGCAGCGCGTATGTGGCCCGCTCGGTAAACGCTGCCGACGCACGCATGATAAATATGTTTCCGGAAGTCGTACCGGAAGGCGGCATAGAGCCTGCCTTTCTACAGCGTTGCCCCGGCTTGCTCCTCCAACAAGTTGTTGGCCAAGGGCCGATCCGCGGGTTGTGGGCGCACCAGACGCGCGGCGATGACTTTTACGTTGTATCAGGGTTTGAAGTCTACAAGCTATCAAGCCTGACCGGAACACCCGTCAAGCTGGGCGACGTGACCGGCACTGGCCCTGTGTCCATCGCCGACAACGGCACGCAGATATTTTTCGCCTGCAATCCTGACGCGTTTATTTACGACGAGTCCACCGACACCTTTGGGCAGATTACCGACCCAGACTTCCCCGGCGCGGTTACTGTCGGCTATCTGGACGGCTATTTTGTGTTCAACGAGCCAAACAGCCAGCGGATTTGGGTGACGCAGCTTTACGACGGCTTCCAGATTGACCCGCTAGAGTTTTCCAGCGCCGAAGGTAGCCCTGACGGCGTTGTCGGCCTGTTGGTAGACCACCGCGAGTGCTGGGTGTTTGGCACGGACTCCACCGAAGTGTGGTACAACTCCGGCGGGCTGGACTTTCCGCTCTCGCCGATCCAAGGCGCGTTTAACGAAATCGGTTGCGCCGCGCCGCACTCCATCGCCAAGATGGACAACACCGTGTTCTGGCTCGGCGCTGACGCGCGCGGCCAAGGCATCATTTACAGGGCGTCAGGCTATAACGCACAGCGCGTGTCCACGCACGCGATTGAATGGCGCATCCAAAACTATCTGAATATGAGCGACGCGGTTGGCTATACATACCAGCAAGACGGCCATGCGTTCTATGTGCTATCGTTCCCGTCCGCGGACGAGACATGGGTGTTCGACGCATCCACCGGCGCGTGGCATCAGCGGTCTTCTTACTCAGCTATCGCTCCTGTTGAAGGCGCGTTCGAAACTAGCGCGTTTAACGTTAATGCCTTCTTCACCGCGGCGCTTACCACTCCTTCGGGCAACAGCGGCGTCTTTTCGCGGCACCGCAGCAACTGCCAATGTAACTTCCAAGGCAATATTATTGTCGGCGATTACGCCAACGGGAACGTCTACACGTTTGAACTAAATGTTTTTGAAGACAACGGAATAGCGCAGCGTTGGTTGCGGTCGTGGCGCGCGCTGCCGACAGGCCAAAACAATCTTAAACGCACAGCAAACCATAGTTTGCAGCTTGAATGCGAAACGGGCGTCGGCCTGAACAGCGGCCAAGGAAGCGATCCGCAAGCCATGCTCCGCTGGTCTGATGACGGCGGGCATACATGGTCCAACGAACACTGGGCGTCTATGGGCAAGATCGGTGCAACCGGCACCCGCGTCATGTGGCGGCGGCTCGGCATGACGCTGAAGCTGCGCGACCGCGTCTACGAACTGTCCGGCAGTGACCCTGTACGCATTTACCTTACTGGCGCTGAACTGCTGTTGAGCGGCACGAATGCCTAACGACCAACTCACCCGCATCCCTGCGTCGCGTGTCCCGATTACGGACGCGTCAGACGGCACGGTGACGCGTGAGTGGTACAGGTATTTGTTCAACATTTTTACGCTAGTGGGCGGCGGTCAAGCTAACTCAGCCGCCAGTTCGTCTTTCGGGCAAGACTTGGCGCCGGCCTATACGCCGCAAGTAAGCGATAAGCGTTACGGCTCGTTCTTCGATACGTCCACACAGACAGCCGCCGCCACCAATACGGCGTATCCGGTCACGCTTAACTCTACAAGCATAACTGACGGCGTCTATATCGGCACGCCTACGTCGCGTGTGTATGTAGACCGCGTAGGCACGTACAACTTTCAATTTTCGGCGCAACTTGTCAAAGCGTCTAGCAGCGCCAAACACGTTTATATCTGGTATAGAGTAAATGGAGCGGACGCGGCAAACTCGGCAACAAAAGTAACTTTGGCCGGTAGCGACGCAGCAGTTGTCGCTGCATGGAACTTTGTGGTAGAGTTAAACGCAGGCGATTATTTTGAACTGGTGTGGTCTACAGATGATACAGGCTGCCAAATTTACGCTCAAGGGGCCAGCGCCCCTGTACCCGCAATTCCGTCCGTCATCCTGACGGTAACTGATAACATTAATTGAGGTCTGATCATGGCTGTTCTTGCTCCACAACCTAAAGCACAATTCTTCGACGCCAGCGGCACTCCGTTGGTCGGCGGTAAGGTCTTCACTTATGCCGCCGGTACGACAACGCCGCTGGCGACGTATACTGACGCGTCGGCGACAGCGCCGAACACCAACCCAGTCATTCTGGACTCCCGCGGCGAGTGCAATCTGTGGTTCGCTACGGCCACCAGCTACAAAGTAGTTTTGAAGAACGCCACTGACGAACTGCAATGGACCGTCGATAACATTGCGACTTACGGTACCATCGCCAGCCAAAACGCCAACAACGTGGCTATCACCGGCGGCACGGTCGCCGGCGTTACAATCACAGGCTCCACTATCACCGGCGACATATCAGGCAA